GAAGATCACACAATCGAAGAGATTGCGGAAAAGGATGTCCCAACTGGAGTTATATATAAAATCGTGGACGTTTCCGAAATTCCGTCAGACCGAACATTCAGAAGCGCATGGGAATATCAAGTATGAGCATTTCAATTAACATCGACAAAGCAAAAAATATCTGGAAAGATAAATGGAGGGAAGCTCGCAAACCATTGCTAAATGCACTGGATGTGGAATTCGTTCGTGCGTTGGAATCGGGAGATATTGTCAAACAGTCTGAGATATCCGCAAAAAAACAAGCCTTACGCGATGTGACTCAAACTCCTATTAACGCAACTACACCAGACGAAATAAAAAACGTTTGGCCCAGTTCCCTGAATGGATGAACCAGCATTTAGCAAAAGCATAGAATAAAATTATGGGATTTGGAGATTTTATAGGAAAAGTTGTTGACCCGTGGAATATCACTGGGATCAACGATAAGCCAGCGTCATTACCACAAGGTACTGATATTTGGAAGGTTAACAAGAAGACTGGGTTGAACCTTGCTGGGACGCAAGTAAAAGGTGTGGAGGGCTTTTATGGTCAAGCATTGCCTTCAACAATGCGCATAATGGATCTCTATGGGCCGGGGTTCATGGAGCAAGGCTTTAAGTTCGGTCAGCAAGGAGTTACTGGATTCCAAGGACTTCGTGATCTTGCTGCTGGTGGCGAAGCAGGTGCAATGGCTCGCCTTCGCGCAGCGGAACTTGGAACAATGGCCGATCAGGCTGGAATGACCCGTGGACTCATGGAGTCACTTTCACCAGAACAAGCGGCACAGGTCAAAAACATGCAGGATCTAGCAAGCCAAGCAGCGGGTGCTGAAGGGGCTTATGCTGGGCGCATGGGGGAGGCACTTGGGGTGTACGGAATCCGTCCGCAGACCTTCAACCCCACCATCCAAGCCGCAGAGCAAGATGCCGCAATGGCAAACCAAATGGCGCAAGAAGCATATGCTCGTCGTGGAACACTTTCCGCTCAAGAGCAACGCATGGCGCAACAATCAGCAAGAGAAGCCGCACAATCCGCTGGCAGGCTTGGAGGGAATGCAGCTATTGCCGCAGAGATTCAAAACAGGGAAGCTGCACTTGCTGGAAGGAGAGCGCAAGCCGCACAGGCAGGTCAACAAGCGTTTGAGCAGCGTCAGAATCTCGCAAATCTTCGCCTTCAAGAGCAACAAGGTTTGTTTGGTCAACGCCTTGCTGGCGCACAAGCTACGGCAGAAATGCAACAGGCTGGGCTTGGACAATTGCAGGACATCGAGCGTATGCGTGCTGGACTTCGATCTACAGCAGGTGACGAGGCAAGTAGAGCATACAGTGCTGCTGGTGGGTTTTATACCACTCCGGGACTAGATCTATTGCGCCAAACACCACAGTCCTACACCGCTGGAACAAATATGGCAAACATTGGGCTTAACCTTGGTCAGACTATGACACCAAGCCTTGACCCCAACTTAGGTCTTAACCTTGCCCTTACTAAATCGGGTCAAATGGACGCAAGAAGTTTGGCTCAGTACCAAATGGATATGCAGGCAAAGGCTGCGAGGGACAAAATGATTGGCGACATGATCGGAACTGGTGCATACATATTTATGGCATCAGACCGCAGGCTTAAGACCAACATCCAGAGGGTTGGAACTACCGATGGAGGACTTCCAATCTACACCTATAAGTACAAGGGTGAAAGCATGACGCAAATGGGTGTTATGGCACAGGATGTTGAGAAGGTTAACCCAGAAGCAGTGCGTGAGTTTGGTGGTTACAAGGCAGTAAATTACGCACTAGTTAAATAATATCATGGCAATCACATTTGGACAGGTACGACCTGAATTGTATCAAATTCCAGACTATTCTGGAGCGGCAGCGGCAGGAGGAGCAGCCCAAGCAGCACCATATCAGATGATCTCTGATCTAGCTGGGCAGGCGAAGGACTACTTCAAGCAGCAGGGGGAGGCGAAAAAGTCAGCACAACTTGGGATCAAGATCGCGGAAGCCGCGAAGATCATGGATCCACAACAAGCCCCCTACTACGACAACCTCATCTTCTCCATGAAGGACGAGAACACCCCAGTGCAGGTGCGTGGTGCGTTGGGTGCGAGTGTGCAAGACTTGCTGAAGCAGAATGTGAGTAGCCGTGCAGTTGCTGTACAGGAAGCCCAGATGGGAATGCGTCCTGCGTATTTTGGTGGTGGAAGGCAGACAGCTACTAGACCAACTTACAACACCAGTGCCATATCACAAGCAGCCAGTACAGGTCGCGGAGTGGATATGTCACAAGGTGATGCGGCATTGGCCGGGCAACCAAATCAAGGTATGATGCTTCCGGGGGCAGAGGAGCCATTAGTTCTTCCCGGTGAAGCTGGAGCGGATCTTCTTAACATTGGTCAATTAACTGCAGAGGCAGAACGACTTGATATTCCAGCAGAAATAATCAATCCAAGCATTACTGGAATTGAGTCAGCACTGCTTAATCCTACTCCAGAATCAGAAAACACAATTCAAGCCCATAAAAGCAACCTTGCGTCTATAGTTCAACAGGCTGCAGAACTTCGCAAACCAGCACAAGATCCAAGCGGGAAGCCACAAATCATGATTTCTGAAGATGAATCTGGCGTGGTATCGAGATTTACTAGAACTAAAGGAGGTCAATTACTCGATGAGTCTGGCGTTTTAAGAGATAGTTCTGGAAAACCAATTCCTAAACCAGCATACAAGCAAATTGACTTGAATGCAATTGATAGAGCATTGAACCCAGAAGGAAATGTGCTTCCACCTCTTCCAGAGTCAGAACAACTTCCTCCAGAAGCTTCCAGAACCCGCCCACCAAGCTTCCAAGAACTAACCACAGTTCCACCAACACCAGAAGGTGGCGTGCAGCGTATTGGAGAACAGGAACCTAAACCAGAGCAAAAAAGTGCTGGTCTTGGGTTGATGGCGAAAGAGTCGCAAGTAAAACAGGCACAAGCTTCTAGCGAAGAACTGAAAAGACTTACCGAGCTTACTCCTAGAAAGCAAAACCTTTACAATAGCGCACTAAATCAAGCGTACCAAGACCCAAAAACTGCCCCTTCACAGGATGTGGTTGACGAGTTGCAATTGCAACTTTTGATGCAGCCAGAGTCCAAAGGCGCACAGGTCATGTCGGAAACGGAGTACAATCAGCGCAATGTAGCTGCAATCAATAAAGCGGCAAAGCGTGTTGGTGATCGCTCCGCTGCGTACACGATTTTGAGCCGTTTTGACACTGCGCAAAAACTGGCAAACCATCCAGAAGCATATAAGGTTTTTGGTCAGTCCATTCCACAGCAAAAGCTGGACGAACTAGCAAGGACTCAAGGTGGAGTGTATGCCCTGTACAACAACCTAAAGGGACAGGACTTGGTACAGGCAATGCGTGACATCAAGGCCCAAAGCGGGACTGCTGCTGGCATGTCAGAAAAGGAAACGATGGCGTTGCAACGGGCAGTGAATGACCTTGATCTCGTACAGGACTGGAAGTCAGCACAGCAGACTCTCATGCGTATCTCAAGCGATTCCGTAAGGGCTGGAAAGAAACTTGGATTGGATGAAAGTGTGTTTGAGGTCATGCCAATGACCCCAGCTACTGATACAACACCAGCATCAAAAAGGCAGAAAACCAAAGCTGAAGACATCCTTAACAACCCAGAATCAGTTCCATTGTTCCGGGATGAGATTCAATACTTCAACAGGGTTAATAGCCTAAAAAGCAGATTGCAAGGTGGACAGGGTACTGGTACAACTCAACCAGCACCACAAGCCCAACCGCAATCACAACCATCTGTGGTTACTCCAATGGGACTTGAATCTTTGTTCTTTCCAACACGATAACCACAATGACCCCACAACAACGGGACGCACTAAAACAAGCCCTTGAACAACACAGCCTGAGCATGGCTGTAAAGGATGCCGCTCCAGAGGATGTTGCGGCACTTCCTCAAGACTTTGCTGTACCAACTTACAATGCGAACAATCAACCATGGTATGACAACCAGTTGTTCCCAGCTGTAAACTCTGTTGAGGATCTAGTTGCGCGTGGGTATGCCACCCCGGACGGGCAGGTTACAGAGAATGGTCAGATGGCACTTTCATTGAGAAAGGTTGGCGCACTTAACGATGACTATACGCTGAACAATACAGGAAAGGCACTGATGGCGAGCAGGGACGACCTGCTGAAGGAAGAGAACATTGACCTGTATATTGAGTCCAAAAAACTAAATCTTGATGAGCAAGAAGACATCGGGCTATGGGATGGCATTAAGCAGTTGGCATCCGATGTTGGAAAAGGAGCCAAAGCAATTGGTGAACTAGCTTTGCTTGACGCTTCATCTGGGGGAACTTTTACACCAGAACAGCAAGCAGAAAGGCGCATCAAAGCTGAAGAGATAGTCAAAGACATGGCTATCTCAACAACAACCATCGGAAAAGGCTTGGTTACCGCAGAAGACAAGCTGTGGGCAAAAACCTTTAATGAAGGGGTGATGCAGGACTATCAAGTAGCATATCTTGATCAAAAATTTGATCGTGATATGGCAGACATGGAAAAGGTCAATACATCAGAAGTTGCTGATGAGCTTACCAAAGTAATCGGTGTTAAAACGCAATTTGCTGAGGGCAGAAAGCAAGCTGAAGTCACACTTGGAGACGAAGAAACGCAGCGTGCCATTGAGGAAGGAAGAAAGGCTGGATTGGCACTTTCAATTGTCAACCCATTAGCACCTGAGGCTGTTGCTGCTGGAGTTGGATTTGGAGTTGCACGCAAAGGACTAGCTCAAGCGTTCAAACCAATTTCACGAAAGCTTCTAGAGTCTGAGGCTAAAGCCGCTAGAGCATTAGAGGCTAGTCAGCGAGTAACTGGTCTAAATAGCCACCTAGCACAAACCAATTATCTGGCTCAAAAAGCCGAACAGGAGGCATTGTTTGCCGAGCGTCAGGCCGACAAGTATTCTAGGCTTGGGCTTCCAGAGCGAGCTAATTCCACCCGTAAACTTGCTGATAAACTTCGCACGAAGGGTCTAGATGCCGGGGCGAGAGTTCAAGGTCTTACTGACGAGATTGCAAGGGCTTCCGACGAGGCTGCTAAATTGGCTCAGGATGCCGCTGTAGCTGACAAGATCAAATTTGTAACGCAGAGGGCTAAAGAACTGCCCGGTCTCCCAATACAAGCAATTGGTGGTCTTGTTGAGGGTGCTGGAATGGCAATGATTGGAATCGACAAAGGCCTTTCCGCATTAGCCTCCAAGATCGGCGCAGATAAAGCGTGGAATGCGATGAACCGAATTTCTTCGCTATCTGGTCTTGGTGGTGCTGGAGCTGCAATGGGACTTGGCCCGGCTGCGTTTGTTCCTGCTGCCATTCGCACTGCATGGTCTACCGCACCATTTTTGAAAGGTGCTGGACACTTTGTGAGGATGATTGGCAAAGAGACAGCAAACGCACGCAGCCAAATACCATTCTGGCAACGGGTGGCAAATTACGAGACGCTCGGAGCCGTGCCAAGGTCGATTGCACACCTAATGGACACCTCCACACTTGGCAGCAGAGTTACTGGTTTTGCTGGTGATGTGACAAAGGGTATGGCTGCTGCATATCCTGTTGATCTTGCCTTCCAATGGATTTCAGAAGGCGGAGAGATGGACATGAATACACTCAAGCAAGCCGCAGCCGAGACTGTGGTATTTGGCGGAACTGGTGCTGCACTTGGTGGAATTACTGCTGGCTCGCAAGAACGCATTAAGAAACTACAGCGTGGCGATGCGATAAACTTCTATCGTAATCTGAAAGATGGTAGCCAACGAGTTGCATTCAATGCTCTCAATGACGGAATGAAGCGTTCTATTGGAACTTACTCAGCATCATTCCCAAACCTCAACATTCGTTTTACCGACCAAGGTGGAGGTGCTTTTGACCCAGCAAGCAACACCGCATTCATCAACCCGATGGCACGCAACCCTCTCAAGCCATTGTTGGCTCATGAGATCAACCACTACATCTTGGTTCGCAACCAAATGGAAGGTGGCGTTGCCGCAGCCCTCGTTGGAGATGGAGTTCAGACTGGTGGTCTTCTGCGCGGGAAAGATGGTAAGCTTGATGAAAATTTTCAAGCGTTTAAGGATGAGTACACGCGCAGGCTGGAGGCTCAACACAATAGGCAAATAAACCAAAAGATTGCTGCAGGCGAGAAGATTCCTGCAAGAGAACGCGCATTTACGCCACCTACGGACAATGATATTGCAATTGAGTACTTCGTGGACTCGATGGCAGACGACATGATGGGCATGGCCGAAACTGGTGAGCTTGGAAAACAAGCTGGACGCATGCTGGTAACCCGCAAGATGCAGTCATTTGGGAATGCCATCCTGCAGCAAGCACCAATCATCAAGGACTTCTTTTACAAGCTTGGTGGGGCTACAGACAAGAACGGACGAGCAGTCTACGGAAATGGTCTGCTGGCGGAAGGAATCCGCGAGATTCCAGAGATGAAGAAGCTATTCCGCAAGATGATCTCCGAGTCTGCTGGCCGCCCCATGCATGTCGCAAAAGTCACTAAGGGTGAGTCTGAAGGGCATATGATTCCTATTAGCGGGAAAGATGACCCGATTTTGAATGAAATGCCATCCATGTTTGAAAGTGATGAGAATGGCGTTCCTTTGCGTGATAGAAATGGCGAGTTAATTCCGCTTTCGGATGAAACGGAAAAACTCAGGGCAACCTCTGGATTGTTGCTAGTTGAAGACCAACAAAACAGACTTAATCGTGGAGAGACACTTGAGCCGGGTGAGTTGAGATTCAACCCAGAAGAGGATTCATGGACTGGTGAATATCTTACGGATCGTCAGATTCAAATACTTCGTGCATCCGGGAGGTTTAATAACGCGCAACTTCGACAGCTAGATCTTCTTAATGGTGCAGCCAAGGAGAACACCGGGCGCAGATTCCTAGTTTTCAACCAACCTGCTACCAAGAAACGCAAGGGCAAGCGTGTGGCTTACGACACACTGGGAGTTTCCATGCGTGAGATTGTCCCATATGGCATCAAGATCACCAAGGATGGTAACCTGCTAGTGCGTCTCATGAGCGTCCAGCAGCTGCATGCTAACGCTTTTGAGAAAGCGGCGAGCAAGCGTGGACAAGCCCTGTACAAGGGAAATGCAGAGCAGATTCTAAACGATGTGAACCAAGTGATTGAGAATCATGGTCGCAACGAACCAACAGATGCTTATTTCAAGAGCAGGTACGGAAACGAGTGGGAAGTCCGCAAGAACTTCATCAACACCGTGTTTGGGAATGTAGGCAAGGGTCAGAAGGACATCAACCCGCTACTAGCCGCAGAGAAGGCTAAGAATGCCGTGGTTAAGACATATCGCATTGACCGCATCAACAAGGCTACGGAATTGGAAGGACGCACTAACCTTCCCTACCAGAACCACCTAGTGAAGGTGAACTTCATGCCAGAAGGTGAGCCAATCCTAGACGAGAATGGCGAGCCAAAGGATCTACGCTACACTCCAAGCTACGAGGATAGCCAAGTCCGCATGCCAGAAGCCCAGCGAGCGATGCCAGAGGGTGAGCAGACCCCAACCCGCTTCATGCCAGAGGGTGTGGACGAGGACAAGTTCTACTCCCAGCTGGATCGCGTCATCACCGACAAGGTTCCCACCCGCGCCACAGCGCAACAGATCATGGCCACCATCGACCCGACACGGGGAAGTGGAGTGAAGGCAGACGAGATCAAGTGGAGCGGCATAGAGCAAGCACTGGCGAGTCTGGAGAAGGACGGCAAGGTGTCCAAGGAGGATCTGCTTAACTACCTTCGTAACGAGGGAAGGGTGAGGTTTGAGGAGGTTGTAAGAAAGCAACCAAGCGGAATTGCACCAGAACCACAATTGCCACCAAATGTTCAAGTTGAGGAAATTAACGGAGATTGGTATATTACAAATCCGATTGAAGACGAAGGCCCATTTGCAACCGAAGAAGAGGCAACCGCAAGGATGATGAATCCAAACGCGGGATATCTTACTACAGAAACAGCTATTATTGGTCAAAACCCTTTAGACCAAACTCAATTCTCCCAATATGTCCTCCCCGGCGGCGAGAACTACCGCGAGGTGGTGCTGGCGATGCCTAAAACTCAAGGATATACACTTAAAAACGGAAGGGATGAAATTGTCAGCACGCACCCGAATCGTGAATCCGCGTTGGCTGCGCTCAAGAAATTAAAGGAAACTGATTACGCTGCAAATATCACTTCAACTGATGAGGTAAGTGGATACACCTCCTCCCACTTCCCCGACATCCCCAACTATGTCGCCCACATGCGTACAAACGAACGCACGCTGGACGATGGTAGCGAGGGCTTGTTCGTGGAGGAGTTCCAGTCTGACAGGCATCAGGCGGGGAGGAAGCAAGGATACGACGACAAAACAGAAAATGGTCTTGATGTAGCAACTAGAGAGTTCAATTCGATTGTTAAACCATCTAGCCCAGCCACTCCATCTGAGGTTCAACAGTTGGTTCTAGGAAATTTGCCGGGTGATACCGAATGGGCGCGAAAGGCACTTGGAGATAACTTTGAGCGAATCCGTGATTTGGCGAGACAGGATATGCGTGGTATCCAAGACGCACCCTTCCGCACCACTTGGCCCATCCAACTCTTCAAACGCGCACTGCGTGATGCGGTGGATGGTGGAAAGGATTGGATTGGTTGGACGACTGGAGAGACGCAGAATGATCGGTTCGATCTGAGCAAGCAGGTAGAACAGATTGCCATACATGGTCGAACTAATATGGTTACTGGCGAAAAAACTCGCAGCGTTTTCATCCAAGTTCCTGCTGGAGATGGATCAATCACTCTTGGAGTAAATAATAATGGAATCGTTGATAATACTGACCAAGATCATACTCAATTCAAAGACAAGCGTCTTGATGAAATCGTTGGAAAAGAAGTGGCAGAAAAGATAATGGCAGCCGAAAGCGGAACCATCCTCAAAGCCAATGACCTAAAGGTTGGCGGCGAGGGCATGAAAGGCTTCTACGACAACATGCTCCCGAAAGAGGTTGGCAAGTATGTTAAGCAGTTCGGTGGAAAGGTCGAGAAGGCAGCGATTGCAGATGTAAGCGATCTTAAAAAATATGTAGAAACATATGATGCATGGCGTGAATATGTAGACCCAGACGGATATACATCTGAAGCAGAATTTGATGCGATGTCTGAAGCCGAAAAGCTATCCGCAGTACCTAGAGATGGAACAACACCATCCACTCCAATCTGGAAAGTGAACATCACCCCAGAAATGCGGAAGATTTCGCAGACTGGTCAGATGCGATTCCTGCCAGAACCAGTAGAAAAATTGTCAGCATTCAAAGGCAAGCGAGTGCAAGTGCTAACATCTGACTTGTCGCTTGTTGGTGATGTCAAATACGGAGAGTACACAGCAAGCTTTAAAGGCGGGCCGGGATATCTAGATAACGATGGATGGGCATTTACTGACAAAGCTGCAGCAGATGCGTTTGTTACTAGATGGAAAAAAGATGGAGAACCACTTATCGGTCTTGCATCTCTAGGCTCCGCAAACCACCTAAACTCGCTTGATGCCAGAAAGGCATATGCTGAAAAGTGGAAATATCTCGTTTCAACTGGCGAGATTAGCGAAGAATTGGCCAATGATCATATCAAGCAGGCAATGAAGCGCATTATAAATTCAGACAGCAAAAATGTTAAGACTGACTGGCGCAACGCAGCTAAAATGATTGAAAGCGCAGATGATCTATCAAACTATTTCAATAAAATTCCTTGGGCTGCGGCTCCCATGTTCTATAGTAAGCTGACTGCAAAAACTCTTCCTATTAAATACAAAAAGCTTGTTGAACTTGGTCTTGATCTAGAGACAGCAGCAAAAGAATATCGCCAACCAGAGTTTGAAGGTGCTGAACTTGGAGATCTGTATGCTATTGCAGAGTACGATGGTTCGACTCCAGAACACAAACCAGAATTAAACAAGGCATATCCTTGGAGGATTAAATTTAAGAAAAAAGCTACGCTGTCGGAAATGCACAATGTAGCAAAACTTACAACAGATCCACGGGCGTTTGCTAAAAAGAAAGTTGGGGGAAGGCTTGGAGCGCAGCCACTAATGGTCACAGGTATCAATCTTGATAAGCTTTTAACTGGTGATATTACTGGAAGTGCAAAACCTCTAATATTGCGCGAGGGAACCCAAAAAACTAAAAGCAATCGAGCTAAACAGTTTGGTTCTGGAAATCCAGAGGCGTATCGATCATATCAGCAAATTCAAGCGGAAAGAAACACCAAGAAACCCAAGAAGAAGTCTACCGCAAAAGGTGACGCTTCCGCTATTGCAAACGCCGCGAAGCTGAAGTAAAACTAATCACCATGAGCGAGAAACTAACCGCAGAACCAGATCAGGAATGGTTCGCAGAGGTCATGCGTCGAGCCGAGGAGCACGGCAACAGGCAGCGTGTTGAGTTCTGGAACCCACAGGCGGCGGCAAAATGCCTCTGGCTGCTCGCACAGGGGAAGAGCATCAAATCCACCTCCGAGATCACCGGGCTTGCCCGTGACACCGTGCGGTCGCTCATGTGGCGACACAGCGACACTCTGGAGACGAAGCGGAAGGAGTTCTCGCAGAAATATGCGATGGCTGCTGAAACCTACACGGACTTGCTGTTCGCGAAGGCAGACCAGTTGTTCGACGATCCCGAACAACTCAAGAACATCTCCCCAGACCGACTGGCGATCACCGTGGGAGTCCTCACGGACAAGTCCATGCAACTCTCTGGTATGGCTACTGCGGTCGTGGAACACAGGCAGGGTGCATCTATCGACGATGCCGCCAAGATGATCGCAGAGGCTAAATCTCGCATTGCCAGCAAGGTGAAGGCGAAGGCAGTCGAGGCTGAAATTGTCGCATGATCCCAGAACCAGAGTCGAGACACGCAGACCACCTCAAGGACGGTGGCAACCTCGTTCGCCACTACATGGTCGAGCATGACGGCATCCAGCACAAGTGCCACACGCTATCCTACGCCTCGTACTTGGCCGAGAAGTTCAACGCCAAGGTTTGGAATGTGGTGCTGGAGAAGCACATTGAGCCACACATAGGCATATGTAGGTACTGCCACAGGCATCGCGAACTTCATTTTATTGACGGCAACCGAGGTTCACTCCCTCCAGAGGATGATGCATTTGGATGCCCTGAATGCGGAAGCGTCTATCGGATAATCGACATCCTCATGGAAACGGACGCATATAAGACAAAATGAAGTGGCGCACGCACCAGATCCTTTCCCCGCCGACCGATGAGGAAATCTCCCTCATGGAACCTGCTGACCTTGTGGAGCTTCACAGGGTCTATCACGAAGCCGTAGACAACGCAGAACGCGACCCGTACCGCTTTGGCTTCCGACTCCCCCACTGGGCGAAGGCAGAGGATCAGTTGCAGGAGGTAAACGAGATTGTGGCACTAGGCGGCAACCGCAGCGGCAAGACGCAGTGGGGTGCGTTCTCCGTGGTGCGTGCTGCTATTGAGAACCCCAACGCCGAGATCATGTGCTTCGCACAGACATCCGAGGTGAGCATACGCCAGCAGCAGAGTGCCGTGTGGGACTGGCTTCCAGCGGAGCTACGCACGAAGCAGACATCCTCCGGGACATACATTAGCTACACGAAGAAGAATGGCTTTACCGACTCATCGCTCATCCTACCCAACGGCTCTCAGATCATATTCAAGACCTACTCCCAGTATCAGAACAACCCGACCATCCTTGAGGGAGCGGAGTTGGGTTCTAGGTCTCCTAATTGGCATAATGTGGGCGTTTGGTTGGATGAGTATTTGCTTGGCCCTGAGTTGATCAACACCCTGCGGTTCCGACTGGCAACCCGCAACGCAAAGCTACTGCTGACCTTCACGCCTATTGACGGGTACACGGAGGTGATCAAAGAGTATTTGGACGGAGCCACCAGCATAGAGAGCCGCGAGGCTGAACTGCTAAATGGCGAGCTTGTCCCCTATGTCCAGCGGAGTAAGAAGCGCAATGCCAGCGTCCATTACTTCCATTCACAGGACAACCCTTTCGGTGGCTACGAGCGGATTAAGGAGACTTTGGTTGGTAGGCCTAGGGAGGAGATCCTAATTCGTGCGTACGGGGTTCCAGTCAAGTCCCATGCCACCAAATTTCCCAAGTTCAACAAGGAGGTCAATGTGGTTGAGCCTCACGCTATTCCGACGAA